TTTTTTTTATTATTTTTTTTCTTATTATTTCTTATCATTTTTACAAAATATGAAACAACAGTAAAAAGTTATTATTGAAATATAATAATTAACATATTTAGATAGTGAAATCAATCATTTTTTAACGAATACAAGACCATACATAATATCATACATAATATAATAAGTGTCAATAATAGTATAAAATAGATTATGCTTTATTGAACATCGAAATACTTATAATTTTTTTTCTTCCATTTTTCAATATATTTTTTTTTAGAGTTTGTCATATTTTCTTCAGTCAATTTATGTTTTCGTAAATGTTTAAATAAATTTTTTAAGTACTGTACTAGTATTTAAATATTTCTTTTTTGCGAACGCTTTTGTTAAAAGCGTAGTTTTGCGTTTTTAAATTGATGTAAATAATTAACAATTTTATTAAATAATGAAAGGTATTTCATTTTTTGGTAGTGGTGGTTTATTGTTTTATTATGTAGGAGTCGCACAATATTTGCAAGAAAATTATGATTTAGAAGAAATACAATATAAATGTGTAAGCGGTGGTTGTTTATCTGCGATTTTATTAAGTACTGGACTACAAGTATCCGAATTATGGGAGAATTGCATTATACCATGGATTACTTTAATGAATCCAGATAATAATAGTATTTGTAATTTATTGTCTGAAAATTCTATGAAATTTTTATTAGAAAAAATACATGAGTTTTTAGATTTACGTAAAATAAATGAACATGATATTATAAATACTATTAATAATAAATTATCTATAAGAGTTACAAAAATAACATTATTTGGAACAGAACAATTGTACATAAACAAGTGGGATTCTTTAAAAGATTTATTAGATTGTGCAACATGTTCTTGTTGGATACCAGGAATTTTCGGTAATTTAGTAAAACATTATAAAAATGAAATTTATATTGATGGAGGATTCCCAAAATCAATAGATGATTCGGATTCAGATTGGTTAAATATCAAAATAGATAGTTTTCAAAAAATATCTCATGAATTAAAATTATTTTTATATATATCATCATTATCAACTTTATCTAATAAAAAAGTGGCAACTGAATTATATAATTTAGGATATACAGATTCCAAAAATAATTCAGATTATTTTAATTCATTGAAAACCAAACAATGTGATAAAAACGATTAAAATTATTATTTAAATTCAATAAACTTATGAATTAAAAATAAAGTTGAAAATGTTATTCACAGTTGTTGGAATGTTTCTAATGTGAAATATATAACTGCGATGATTTATACTACAACTAAGTCTTTTTGTATAGAAGATAATGCTACCACAATTATATTAATAATGTGCCGGGTCCCAAGTCTGAAATAATAAAGCTACAGAGGGAAAGTTTAGTTTTAAATTGTTTTTTATTAATTGAATAATATATACTAAAAATCAAATAAATTTGTAAAATATTTGTTAGAATTTATTCTTTAATTACTACAGCCTCTGTATCGTATTCATTTTTGATTTCTGTACCATCTTTAAGATAATATACAACTGGTTCCTTTTTTTTAGTTCGTTTACATTTATATTTGTAAAGTTTATCATTATTGGATCCTCTTGTAATTTCTTTCATTGTCACATCCAAAGTACACTGACCCTTTATATCTTTTTTATTACAAGCAATCGAAAACGCTACTTTTGCCTTATCCATAACGGTTTGTCCTACTTTCATAACATATCTTCCACCTTCTGCTTTGGTTTTTTTGTGTGTACCACTTTTATTATCTTGACCAGATTTTCGCATTTCAACAACTGTGAAAACTCTTTCGCCTTCTTTTAATACCATTTAATATTTGTTGAGAAAAAAAAATATGATAATAATATTTTAAATAAAGACTACAGGATGATATATGTTTTATAGTTTAAAATATATATTTTTAAATCAATGTGTATACGGATTATACAGGATATATATTTTAAAACTATAAGGATATACAGGATATAATTTTTAAATATAATAAGTATTATTTTATAAAAAGTATTATATTATTTATAATTATGACTATTCATAATGAATTACAATCAAAACTCAATCAATATTTTCATAAAGGATTATTTAATACAATTTTTTATGGTTCTAAAGGAAGTGGAAAACATACATTAATTTTAAATATGTTAAATTATGGACTTGAGAAAAATGAAATAGAGAAAAAAATATATTGGGAAAATGGTAATTTAGTATTTTATTCAACATCTCGTTATATTCGTTTTGATGCTAAAGATTGTAATAAAAAACACACAAATTTAGTAAAAATAATTGAAGAAATAAGTAGAACTAAAAATATATCAGATAAATATAATAAAATTATATATATAAGATATTTAAATTATTTAGGTAGTCAACAAGACGCGTTTCGTCAACTCTTAGAAGATACATATACAACATGTAGATATGTTTTTACTTGTCGAAATATAGATACAATTGATAAAGCATTACATTCTAGATGCCTTTTGGTCAGAGTACCTTCCCCATCGAATGATAATTTATTAACTCTTTTGCCAGATACTCTAACTTGTTCTAAAGTTATAGACAATTTTTTGGAAATATCTCAAGGAAATATTAGTACTTTTAAAAATTTAATTTTATTATATCAAAAAGCATCATGTAATAATACAACCATGGAATTATTTGATTTTGATATATACTCAATTATGGCCAAAAAAATTCAAAATGAATTACATAATACTGATACAATGTCAAAAATAAGTAAGTTGGCTGAAAAATATCATTATAGTGAATTATCTATATTAGATATATGTCAAAAAATGGAGAATATTTCTGAAATATCAGAATTTATTAAAAATTATTCAATAATTATGAATCCGACTTCATTTGATACAATATCTTTGTTTACTAATATAGTTAATTGTCAAAATAAAAATGTTTAATAATCAAAAATGCGATTTACTTAATATTTTTTAATTTATTATTTTAATATGGATGCATTATTAATTGGATCAAGTTTAGCAGCAAGCGGAATGCTTTTAAATTCAAATGATGTAGATAAAAACAAAGAATCATCAAATATTGATAAAAATAACGATATTTTTGATAATCATATTTTAGATTCCAAATTATATGAAAGACAAGTTATGGATAATCATTTGAAAAAAAAAAATATGATTCAGAATCGACCAGAAACAATAAGAAGTACATCAAAAAGAGATGAAAATTTTTTATCTTTGTCTGGAAATATGATGAATAAAGAGGATTTTACACATAATAATATGCAACCATTTTATTCGGGACAATTGAAACAAAATATTAAAGGTAATGATAATATTTTAGAAAAATTCACAGGAACTTCTGACATGTATATTTCTAAGACTGAAACAAATCCATTATTTAATCAATACAAAGAAAATATTCATGGTACTCAACCAATTAATGAAGATATTAAATATAGATATAATGCATCTCATTATCATCAAAATGTTCCCGCAATTGAATCTGTCAGAGTCGGACCAGGTTTGAATAAAGGATATACATCTACACCTTCCGGTGGTTTTCAGCAAAATGATGCTTTACAAGTAGCAGCTAATTCTCAACCAAATATTGATAGTTTAAGAGCAAAAAATAAACCAAAAACAACTTATGAAGGTAGAGTAGTTAATGGCTTTATTGGTAGTAGGCGTGGGTTGACTCCAGTAGTTAATCAAAATCGAGTTGTGCGATATCATAAATTTGGAGAACCCAGATTTAATACATCAGTTGTTCAAAGTAAAGAAGCACGCAGAGAAAATTACATTAATAAAAATACAAACAGACAGAATACATTATATTCACATACACCAAATGCAAACCCATCAATTGTAAAAAATCACGAATCAACTGAAGCATATCAAAATCAAACTACAAATAAGCAGTCTTTAACAAATTTTGGATTTAGAAATGCAAATAATACAAACTTAGAATCCAAAGTTATAGTACAATACTGCTCAGATGTTCGAAAATCGGATGTTAAAGATAATTCGTATACAGGTATGATGAAAACGGCTGTTCAAAATTTAATATTGCCTGTACAAGACGTATTAAAAACAACTATTAAAGAAACAAATATTCATGATACTTCTGCAGAACGTAATTTTTCATCAATTCAAAAATTAAATAAAATGTATAATTTAGATGATGCAAGAACAACTTTGAAAGAACAATTAATACACAATAATCAAAGTGGTAATATAGCAACATCAAAAAATATACACAATTATGATTCTTCTGATACTGCTAAAACAACAATTAAAGAACAATTTATTCATGATAATAGAATGGGACCAGTAAAACAATTGAAATTTACAGGTAATTTTGAAAATAAAGATAAAATGAAAACAACCGCACGTGAAACATTAAAAGAATGGATTACAAACACAAATTTAACCGGAAATGTAAGAAACTCTACAGTTGATCTTGAACCATTAAAAACTACTATTAAAGAAACTCTTAATGAACAAAATAGAAAAGGTATCGCAACAGTTAATAAAGGACAAGCATATACTACAAATATGATCAGCGCTCCAAATACTAGCAGACAAGAACTCGCAAATAATGAAAACTTTGGTCAAATGCATAATCAAGCTCATGGTGCATATACAGTTAAAAATGTTGTTGCACAAGATACAGTAAGACATGAATTGTCAAATAAAGAATATTCGGGTAATATTGAAGGTGAAGTTAAACCAACGTCATATTCAGATATATATAATGCTACATTAAACGAATTAAAAGAAGATATCTCAAAAGGAAGAGAACCAACAAAATCAGGCCAGAAAACATTTTCACATATATCAGAAATAGGTGAAGTTGATATTAAAGAAAATTTAGAAAATAGAAATAATTTAAATGTAAATCCTTTACAAAATACAACCTTAGATTCAAAAGATTTTAATATTTCTTCAAATAATTGTTTAGAAAATAAAAATAATAATAGATTAGAAAATACTGATTTAGAAGCTTACAAACAAAATCCTTACACTCAAGCATTAAATTCTACATATTAATATTAAAATATTAATATTAAATATATATACATAGATAATAAAAATACAAATACAAATACAAATATAAATACAAATACAAATACAAATATTAATACTATGAATACTATAAATACAAATACAAATACAAAAATAAAAAAAAATATAGATACAGATACAATAAATAGTAATTTAGAAAAACCAAAATTACAACGTAGTATAGCTTGGAATCCATATGAAATAAATAATGTATCTACATCAGATAATAAAAATAATTTATCTGCATCTGATATAAAATATCCTTTTTCATTGAAAAATAAAAAATTATAATTTTAAATATTAAAGCGTTTATTCAACAAATTGAAATTTTTTCTTTATAAAATTTATTTACATATTCATTAATATCTATTTTTTTATTTTTTAAACTTTGTAATGTCATTTGCCTGAATTTACCAAAAAAAGGTCTATCATGAACACCTATTACACACCAAGCAGTTCCTGCATAGCCACCACTTGAAGAACCATCCATTTGATATTTATCATTTAAATAATTTGAAATATCTAGTGCAATTTGTCTATTTTTACACCAATCTGTAATTTTTTTGCTCCAATACATTCTCATATATCCTTGCATATAACCAGTATTAACTAATTCATATTGACAAGCATTCCAAATTATATCATTTGTTTTAGCACATTCCATTTCTTTTAAAGTATATATTTGTTTTTTTGATGTTTCATTGTTCATTAACTTTAAAGACCAATCCCAAGCTGCACTATTTGCAATTGTATAATCTTTATAAAAACAAAAATTCTCAGCAAGTTCTCTACGAACAAAAATTTCTTCAATATATTCTTCTATATTGTTTTTTAAATTTGAATCAGATATTTGTTTCAATAAATATACTATTTTTTGTACACTTACTAATCCATAATTAATATAAATAGACATATTTGATTGAACTTCTTTTGTAGGATCATTTCTATAATTATATAGTTTTAAATTCGTTTTAACAAAGTTATTAAATCTTTTCATTCCATTTATATAACCTGTTTTTGTTTTTGTTACAAAAGAATCTTTAATAAATGGTAAATTCTCTAATTTTGGTAAAGTATTACTGGATTTTATAAATTCTTGTTTATATGATGTATAATTTGGATAATTTATTAAATATTTAGTAGCTTTTGTCCAAAGTTTATTTCGAATTGTTCTAGCCATATATTCCGCTTTTTCAGATGTAATCCATATTGGTACAATATTACTAGAATCTATTTGAATAAATTTAACATTTATTTTTGATGCTATATTTTTATCACAATTAACTGCTGGTATTGTTGGTTTTAAATCTGTAATTACCAGTACTGCATTATTGAAATCTGATTCAAAAGTTTCTAACGGTGTATTGCCTATTTTAAAATTAAAAGGTATACCATGTTTATTTATATTTTTTTCAAAATCACTCAATGATTCTAATAAAAAAGCTAAATGTCTTTTTGATGGATAAATAATACAATATTTAGATGGTATATTATTTTTATGTAAAGTTTTAGGTAAGAAATAAAATACTTTAATTGGTACATTATATTGTTTTGCAAATCTAATTGCTAAAATAAAACTCCAATTATCTTGAAATCGAATATCTCTCTTCAAATATAAAGCTATATATTTTCCAAAATTATTTTCATTTTTTGAATTCAACATTCGACATCTGTCTAAATCCATATAATATATAATAATTCTAATTTTATACTATTTGTTATATTTAGTTATAATTATTGTAATTATACTTAATTTACAATAATATTTCATAGTTATAGCTATAGAATAATTGTGAATTCTTAAAAAATACTTGATAATACATAATATGAACCTAAAAAAAAACCACAAATTCGAAATGGATAAGTTGCATATATTTGCCAAATATTTTGCATTACATTTTTAAATAATAATATATTTGCACTCATTATACGACTACTATAATTCGGGAAATTGCAAATATATCTGATAGTGTTGTCTGTTTTGTAAATAGCTTTTCGGTTATATTCAAAATTTCGATATGGTTGACTTAACCAACTGATTTTTCTAACATTTTTTCTAAGAACTACTTTAAATTTTTTTTGTAACTTTTTATTAATATTAAAATAAATCGATCTATATGTAAAATTCGAAGAACAAATACAAAATCTTGAAAACATATTATAAATAATATAATTTGTTTTATATTAAATATGTTCAAAAAAAATTAATTAAAATTTATTAAAAAAATCCTTCTGTCGCTTTAGTACTCCGGACTTAGGACCCGGCACATTATATTTATTAATGTGGTGACATTACTTTTTTTTGTTTATATTTTTTTTATTTTTTTTCTTTTTTATTTTTTATATTTTAATAATCTTCTTCATCTGATTCATTATTCAATTGTTCTTGACTTCTATAGTACCTTTCCCGATATCTTTCTGTATCTGAATCATTCTCATAATCGGAGGTATCATATTCTGGATCTATATCATCAGAATCACGATTCGACTCGGAAAACATATAATAACATTTGTACCACATATCCTCATTCTCTATGAGACTACTCTCATCCCATTGATGTATACCCCTTTGATTTAATTGTTTACAACAATAAAACATTTTTCTCATATTTGTTACCTTTGATACATCCCATTGAGAAATATCTTGATTGAAAGTTGTACGATTTTTAAATAAACTATTCATCTTAGTTACGTAAGAAACATCCCAATTATTTATTGTTCCATGAATTGCAATAATTTTTTTTTTATAAAAACTATCTGTTAAATATAAGTCTACAAGATCATGGATACTTTTATTTGTTATTTTGGGAATAAATTCATCTATAATAGTTAGTAATTCGGTTGGTAATAAATCAATATCAATATTTATTGACAATTTATCTTTTAATATATTAATTGTATTATCATTTGTAAGTATATCATATTGACAAAAATCACTAAGTTTATTTTTTTTCCATCCATATTTGCTATCTTCTGAAATAGAAGAACATGAATCAGAAGAACATGAATCTTCATTATCTGATACCCCTTCAAATAATGGAGTATACTTAATATATTCCATATTTCAAATGGATTATAATTAATATTAATATTCAATATTATTACAAAAATATTAATTAATCAATTATGAATAATTAATATAAATTATAATTCATTTTTTTATAATTTGATTTATATTGAGTTATTCCGCAAGATTCATTTCTTTATCATATTCATGAAAAGCAAGTAATGCAGATGCTTTTTTATGAGGATGAAACATATAATCTTCTGCTAATTGAAATGCTGTTTTTCCTTTTGGATTATAGAAATAGCATTTTATATTTGTATTTGCTCCAGCTTTTAATAATATTTTTATAGCATATGGATTATTATCATCTGCAGCAACATGAAGAGCAGTTAGACCATTATTATTAAGCATATTAATATTTATTCCTTTTTCTATTAAAAGATTTATTATAAGTTCAATATTTGGAGTATGTTTTGATATTTTTAAAACAGCCAAATGTAAAGCAGAATCTCCATTTATATTTGTTATATTTATATTTATATTTTTATTTTCTAATAATTTTTTGACTATTTCAAAATATCCTTTTGATGTCGCATATATTAGAGCAGAATTACCACGAATATCCTTTAAGTTCGGATTTGCATCATTATTTAATAACAAATCAATCATTTCTATATTAATTATATTATATGATTTTGATAAACTAATAAGAGCAGTTGTTCCAATATGATTTTGTGTATCTACATTTTCTTTAGAGTTAATAGCTAATTTTAAATTTTCTAAATTATTAGATTCCGCAGCATTCAATAAATTAGAATTAATATTTTGAAAATTATTAATCATATCGCAAATTTGTATTTTAATTTATTTAATTTATTTAATTTATTTGTTTAAATAACAATTTAAATCATTTTTATAAATAATTCAGGGTATATTCAAAAAATTTGTTTAATAATAATTCTATCCATATAATTATACCAAATTTATAGAGATATGCTCCGATTTTTATTTTTTTAAATATTTTAACAATAATTATTAGTTTCTTTTCTTTGAAATTGTTTATTAATAATATTGAATAAAACAAAAAAACAATATAAAGGATTAATTATAAATTATATTAAGAAAAAAAAATTTTTTCTTCATTATTAATACTGACAGCATGCCGGAGTGGTTAACGGGATCGCCTGCTAAGCGATTGGGCTTCGCCCGCTTGAGTTCGAATCTCAATGTTGTCGAGTTATTTTGCCTTTGTGGCTCAATGGATAGAGCATCGGACTTCTAATCCGGGGGTTGTGGGTTCGAGTCCCATCAGAGGTACATATTTTTTGGGGGATTAGCTCAGGGGTAGAGCGCCCGCTTTGCATGCGGGAGGCCATGGATTCAAATTCCATATTCTCCACAATAATATTTCTTTAAATATTTTCATATTTAATTGATTCTATTTACAATTAAATAAAAATGATTATTTTTTTATTTATTATCTTTTTAATAAAAAGACTTGAATAAATAAAAGTTAAATCAGATGTTTTTAATTTAAAATACGCTTTTGTTTAAAGTGTTATCAAAACATATTTTTGTGGAATCTTTTTTCAAAAGGTATATAAAAATGACTAAAATAATAACTTAACTTCAACAAATTAAAAACAAGCAAAAATAACTTAAAATTAAGTAAAGATGTCATTTACAAATAATGATATGCTTAAAAAGTTAGAAAAATTATTGCCGGAAAGTATTAATAATCAGTCAGTACCAAAAGATATACTAGGTATTATAGATGAATATATTCCTACACTAAATGATAAAAACATACATCAAGTTGTAAAAGATTATTTATCATTGGGAAATCTAAAACAACAAATAATTAACACTTATGGATCAATAAGAGATTGGAATGTTTCTCAAGTAACAAATATGAAAAGCTTATTTGCACACTGTAAAAATTTTGATGAAGATATTTCTAGTTGGAATGTATCCAATGTGAAAAATATGAAAGCAATGTTTTCATATGCAACTTCATTTAATCAAGATATTTCTGGATGGGATGTATCTAATGTTAAAAATATGTTAGGTATGTTTAGCGCTGCAGAATTATTCAATCAACCTCTTAATAATTGGAATGTGTCCAATGTTGAAGACATGACTGGTATGTTTAATTACGCAAAAGATTTCAATCAACCTCTTAACAAATGGAATATATCCAATGTGGAATATATGAATTATATGTTTTCCGATGCACATAAATTTGATCAACCACTTAACGAGTGGGATGTGTCCAATGTGAAAGATATGAAATGGATGTTTTCAGGTGCAACATCTTTCAATCAACCTCTCAACAATTGGAATGTGTCGAATGTTACAAATATGCATGGTATGTTTATGCAAGCTACTAGTTTTAACAAAAATATAAATAATTGGGATGTGTCAAATGTTATAGACATGTCATATATGTTTTACAAAGCAAAATGTTTTAATATACAAGAAAATGCTCCATGGTATATTGAAGATGAAATCAGATGATGAATCAAATGATGAATCAGATGATTATTAAAAAAACAAAAAATAAAAATAAAAAACAAAGAAAAATAATACCACCACATTAATATAAAATTATGTGTCGGGTCCCAAGTCCGAAATAATAAAAGCTGTAGAGGGTTTTCTAAATAAAAATAAATAATTATTTTTTTATTGAATTTAAATAAAAAATTTATCTGCAGCTTTAGTATTCCTGACTTAAAATCCGACAATGTATATTTTTTATTTTTTATATGTAAGAATATGTGTATATTATATAATATAATAATTTATATATTAAAGTAATATTATCAAATAATGTATATTTGTAATTGTTGTAATTATTCGACTGCCAGTTCTGCAAATTATAAACGTCATTTGGAAACATCAAAACATAAAAAATTATTCAATGAATTATCAGAACAATCTGAAACAAATAACAAAGTATTATTATCAATCATATCAAGAATGGAAACTACAATCAATAAATTACAAGATAGAGTAACTGATTTAGAAAATTCATTATCTAAAAAACAAAATACACAAACATATGAATCAAAAGGTTCGATGATTGTTAATAACAATAAAATAGGAACTATTAATCAAAGTGTAAATATCGAAATAAAATGTTTTGGAAATGAATCAATTGAACATATTAGTGATGATGTTAAAAAAGATATTTTAAATTCACCAAATATGGCATTAAGAACATTATTAAAA